GCCGCAGCGCGGGGCAGGGTTGCCGGTGGAGCTGTGGTGCATTGTCGGGATCCTGTTGATCTGTGGCGGTGTGGGGATTGCCATGAGGATGGTGAGCAAATGGCTCAAGCGATAAACAACAACGACGTGACCACCGAAACAACACAGGGGTGGGGCAGCCAGTTGCTTGCCAACGGCCCCAGGTTCATGGCGGCGGCCGCGCTTGTGCTGATCGGCGCGTTTATTGCTGTGCGCGCATTTGTGGGTGAGTTTGTCGAAGATCCCAAGCTGGCGCTGGCGCTGAGCGCATTCTCTTGCATCATCGCCTTCGCTGCCATCTGCGCATTCCCCCTCCTTGTGTGGCTTGTCAAAGAAATTGCCAAAGGGAGCGTGGCCGGGGTCAGCCAGCAGGTCACGGAAACCAATCGGCTGGTGCAGTCAAGCATCGACCAGACAGGCGCGGCCATGAGCGCATTGGTCGCACTCACATCGCAAACAATGAACCAGCGCGCCGCGCCGATGCAACTCACCGGATCGACGCGCGTGCCGCAGCGCTTCGAGCTGGGCCAGTTCCAGGATGCCGACGGCGACGGCCAGGATGACGACGACGTGGTGACGGTATGGATCCGCGAGGGCACGCAGTGGCGCAAGATCGAATACAGCTACTCGCTGCTCGACGACTTCATCCGCATGGCCAACCCATCGCGCGATCTGTGGACTCACGAGAACGCAAAGTATGGCGAGACCGCCGGCGTTCTTGAAGCAATCAACGGCTCGCCGCTGGTCAAGAACGGGAACGGGTGGGGGTGGCGCGTGCCACATGACCAGGTGCTCGCCTGGTGGGAGCGCGCGAAGAGAGGTAACCCGCAATGAATGCTGTGATAGGCGCGCCCGCGCGCGTGCGCGCACGCGTGACGATTGGCAGTCCCTCCCCTCTTCCGCCGGTGACACCTATGCCGTCCGCAGCCGTCCTTTCCCAGGACGGACAGGACGGACGGACGGACGGAGTGACTTTGCCTCAGGCAAAGTCCCCCCGGCCAATTTCAGCCGGGGTAGTCATGGAATCGAACGATGTGATCGATTTGATCATGCAGCGGAGCGATTTTTTGCGGGCAACCGCATTCAATGTGAACGGCCGCGGTCGGGTAGTGATCGACTTCGCCGGCACATTGCCGGTAAACACCAAGCGCTTGCAGCTTGTGTCAGCACTGGTGCAGCATGCCATCAAGACCCGCCGGCTGACGGCGAGGGCGCTGGGCGTGTCGCCGCGGCTGCATCGCCAGGTGCTCGCCGAGCTGGAGCGAAAAGGACTGATTGAGTGGCCGCGCGCGCGAGGCGTGCAGGCGCATTGGAGAACCAACAAACATGCTTGAAATCATTCTTCGCGAGATCATCGCCGGCACGCGCCTGACGCCGCACCACATGACCAACGGCGCGCGGCTGGACTACGACACGCAAAGTCATCAGCTCACCGTCACGCGCATCAACCGCGCGCCGGATGATCGAGAGATGGCCATCTTCCGCGCATATCTCAAGCGGGTGGGGTATCGCGTCAGCACATCGTCGCCGGCGGAGATCGAGCCTGGCATCAACAGCTTCGTCGGCTACCTGTTGCAGCTCGTGAAGCTGGAGCCGGTGCAGCCGGCGGCGAAGCAGGAGAGCCTGTTTTAGATGATCCGCACGCCGACCATTCCCATCCCCTTCGAGCGCCAGCAGGTCATCGAGAACCGCGTGCGCGAAGGCTTCTATGGCTACATCGGCAACGAGGAAGCGGTGTATGCCATCGAGCGCGACCTCATCCTTGCGCTCGCCGACGAGCAGCCGCGCCTGGCGCGCGCCTTCCTCTTGTGGGGGCCATCGAGCGCCGGCAAGACCGAGATGGCCAAGCGCGTGGCGGTGATCATGGATCTGCCGTTCTCGTCATATGCCGGCGCAACGCTGAAGAACGTCAAGCAGCTCATCTCCACGATGGATCGCGCGGCCGCGTCGCACGGTCTGCCGGTGAAGCAGACCGGCGAGCGCGGCGGCATGCCGGTGTTCAAGGTGCCGCCGATGCTGGTGTTTGTCGACGAGGCGCATGACATGAAAGAGGGCGTGCAGGAAACGTTCCTCACGCTGATCGAAGCCAAGGACCGCACGGCCGTGATCGAGATCGACCGCGAGATGCGCGTGTATGACGTGAGCGACGTGGGCTTCATCTTCGCCACCACGCATCCGCACCTGCTGATCCGGACGTTCCGCAACCGCTGCACCGAGATCGCGCTGCGGTCATACACCGCCGGCGAGGTCGCTGAGATGGTGCGCAACCAGTTCCCCGATCTGCCTACCGAGGTGATCGCAGACATCGCGACCTGCTGCAAGTGCATCCCCAGAAAGGCGCTGGACTTCGCGCGCGACGTGGTTGCCGAATCGGCCACGCGTGGCAATGCTGACCTGCGCCAGTGCTTCGCCCGCGTGGCAAGAGGGCGGGGCATCCTCGGCAAGAACGGCACCACGCGCAACGACATCCACGTGCTGCGCGCGATCGCGAAGCTGAACGGCCCGGCGCTGAAGCCGCGGCCCGCCGGCGCCGGCCTGATCGCCAGCCAGCTGCAGGACATTGACCGCATCGAGATCCGCGACGAGATCGAGCCGTTCCTCCTGCGCAACAACTACATCGCCAGCACCGAGCGCGGCCGCGTGATCACCTCGCGAGGCCGCATGCTCCTGGACGAATTCCAGGAGGAGCAATAGTGAACAAGCCAGATCCGACCCGCGAGCTGGTCATCGAGCCCAGCGACGCATGCGACCGCTGCCTGACGCTGTATGCCGTCAGCGCGCCGGCCCGCGCATTCCTCAAGGCCGAGTGTGAGTGTTTCGGCATCCTCAAGCCGGTCGACCACAACAGCGCGCCGGCATCCATCCTGTCGATGCTGGTGGGGAAGACGCCGGCGCAACCCACGACGCCGGAGACGCTCTTCACGCTGCACGTGTGGCCGAACTACGACCTGCAGCAGGTGCGCGCGTGGATGGAGGCCTGGCCGCACGTGAGCGAGCCGTTCGAGCGCGCCATCGAGGAGTCGAAGGCATGAACATTGAGATCTGCATCGCCGGCTTTCTGACGTTGGCCCTGATCGGCGCTGCGCTCGCGCGGTATGCCTGGGTGCACTGGATCATGACCGACGCGGAGATTGAGGCCGAGCACCGCCGGCTATTGGGCGGGTCGAGGCGCTGGTGAGGCCGGCTTAATCGGCCTCAGTATCACTTAATTTAAGTCCAGTTAAAGTAAACGATGACACAAGCTCTGACCACAACCAACCCCGCCGGCGCGCTCACCTCAGAGCGCATCGATCCGATGCGCCTGCGCGCCAACTTCGAGAAGTTTAAGGCAAACGAGATGAGTGCCAACACGCGCAAGACGTATGCGTCTCAGTGGGGCACCTTTGAGAAGTGGTGCAGGAAGAATGGGTTGCCATCATTGCCAGCAGAGGCGGTGACGTTGAGTGCCTACATTGAGCATCTATACAGCCGAGGCAAGCAGCGCTCAACGATTGACATCGCTCGTGCTGCGATCAAGTGGTATCACCTCGACGCCGGCTACACCAATCCGTTCAACGATGCCGATCTGGAGAAGATGTATAGCGGCGTCATTCGCACGCTGGCCGACGAAGGCCGCACCACGCCGCGCGTGAAGCCGATCATCAACCTCGAAGACCTGCGCGCCATGAGCCGCGCCTGCGGCGACACGCTCATCGGCCTGCGCGACCGCGCCATCATCCTGTCGGCCTACGCCGGCTGGATGCGCCGAGGCGAGCCGCTGAAGCTGCGCGTCGAGGCGATGGAATGGCACGCTGACTATGTGCGCTGCTGGTTGGGCAAGACCAAGACCGACCAGACCGGCGCGGCGAATGAATACATCACCGTGCCGAAGATCGACGATGACGAGCTGTGCGGGTATAGAGCGCTGCGCGCCTGGCTGGATGCCGCCGGCATCACATCGGGGCCGGCGTTCGTGAAGATCACCTACGGCAAGCTCACGCACCAGCCGCTCACCTGCGAGAGCTACATCAACGAGATCGTGGCGCGCGTGGCAGGTCGGGCGGGGCTGGATGTGGATCGTATTGCGCCTCACCGCGCCTTCAGGGCGTCACCGATCACCGCCGCTGCGCATGCTGATGAGAATCCCGCGCTCATCTCGAAACGAGCGCGGCACAAGAGTTTTGAGACCACGAAGAAATACATTGACCGCAATGCCGGCGACGATGTGCGCGTCGGCAGGGCGGCGTATTGAAACACAAAGCATCAAGAGGATCAAATGGCAACAACGACAAAAACGACAAGCACGAAGGTAGGTATCAGCATCCCGGAATTCAAGATGGATAGAGTCGAGCTGTTTCTAGTAGGTGTAAGCCCATTAATCATGAATTCAATGAGCAACCACGTACAACAGCAACTACTTGCACCGCCGCCGCGCAAGTCAATGGCAGAGCGCGCAACGAAGCTGAAGCATGATCCCATGGCTGAATACCGAAACAGTATGTATTACATGCGCGATCAAGTGCCAACCTTACTGGGCATGCCTGCAACTGCATTCAAAAAAGCTATGACCACTGCAGCTCTTGATTCTCCTGGCGCAAAGAAAGCTCAGATAGGCCGGCTTACATTTGTGGAAAGCGACATGGTGCCGATTTACGGCGTGCCTCAGTTGTTCTGCGCCGTAACACGATCTAGTGACATAGCTAAAACGCCTGATGTGCGCACACGTGCAATCCTGCCTGCATGGGCTGCCCGCGTCGTGGTTACGTTTGCAGCCTCACTCATGAAATACCAAGACATCGTCAACTTAATGGCGTTTGCAGGGGTGACCGCAGGCGTTGGCGATTGGCGGCAAGAGAAAGGCAGCGGCAGCTACGGCAGATGGCGTTTGGCGAGTGTGGACGATCCCGAATTCACATCCATCGTGTCGAACGGCAACGTTGATGCACAAGTATCCGCTCGCGAGGTGCCGACGATGTATGACCAAGAGACAGCCAACCTTATGAAGTGGTTTTTTAGCTACACCGAAGAAAGGGGGTTTGCGCCAACTCGATGAAGACGAAAGCGGTTGATCAAGTGTTGCCAGAAATTCGCGCTGATACTGACTTGGTAAGAGCTGAGTGCGAACGGGTGCGTACGTCGCATGGGGGTCTATTGCGTGCTGAGGATGTTGTGGATGCCGCGCGTGATGAGGCTACAGCGTTGCATTCTTTGTTCACATGGGATGACTCTGTTGCTGCTGAGAAGTGGCGGTTAACACAGGCACGCCAGATCATCAGAGTGTTTATTCACAAAGCACTGCCAGCAGATGATGACGAGAAAGGTAAACCCGTTCGCGTGTATATAAGTCCGCCTGAACAGCGATCACTCGGCGGTGGCTACTTGACGTTTGACAGTGTCAAGGATGATCCAGATCGCAGGCGACAGATGGCAAGGCAATTGGTTTCAGACCTTAAGCGCATCGCTAACTCACCTCAGTATGCCGGGTTTGAAGAGTTGCAAGGATTGTTGCGCGAGGTTGGTGTGGTGGCTGATAAGTGGTATTGGAAGTTGGAGTTGGCTTAAGTCATGGCAGACGTGGCGTGTCATGGTTCGGTTGGGTCCGGTGCGGATCGGCAGTCGGGGCCGGGCACGGCGAGTCGCGACCGGGAACGGTGAGGAGCGGCGAGCCGCTGCGAATTGAACAGCCGGCACTTGATTGTGCCGGCTGTTCAGGAGATTGCATTGGAGTCTTGGATTCTTCTTCTCGTGGCGTTTGTGATCGTCACGCTCGTCATCCGAGTCGATGATTTGGAGAAGCGAGTCGATAAGCTGGAAGGCAAAACCAAACAAGACAAAACAAGATAGCCGATATTTGGCGCGATGCAGTTTGGCGAAAGCCGAATTGCTCAATATGTGCCAGATGGTAGAAACGCACGAAGTCACGTGTTTCTCTTGTGACCGTGACGGCGAAACCTATTGTGACTGCATCCAGCAGGCGCGGCAAAGGGCGTTGTTGGCTCTGAGTAATTAGATGCCGCGACTAACACAGAATCAGCAGCGATCAGAAAAGGGGATGAAAACATGACAGCAAAAACAGAGGCAGAAATCACCCAATGGGCGAAAGAAAACCCGGCGTTTGCGCTCCTGATAGAGCAAGGGCTTACGGCGCGGGAAATAGAGGAGGTCCGGCTCGCCAATGTATACGCGCACGAATTCCTACACGGCACGGATGGACATTCCCGGCTCGTGCTAATTTCTAAGCTATTCGCGGCGCTCGTGGATGTATCGGAATCAATCGGGATACATGGGCATTTGCTCCAGTGTCCGGAGTGCAGAGGGCAACTTACTAGCCTATTGCTTTGTATGAAGTGCGGGAGGCGTTTTGAGCTTGTGGAGCAAGGGACGCGCGCGGCGCTAGATTGGGCGGCGGAGCACATGCCGAGCGCTTACGATGACATGGTGAGCCACATTAAAAGCATCCGCGACTAGACGAATAGCCGCACCTAATACTGACCTACATTATTTAACAGAATGTCGCACGCCTGTTCTGCCTTTGCCTATTAGAGTGATTACAGGCCAAACATGAATCAATCTCTGACCACCACCAGAAGCGCCGGCGCGCCGGACACGATCACTGTGTCTGATTCAACGGCTCACTACATTCGCGCCTCGCGTGCACACAACACCCGCCGCGCTTACCAGTCCGACCTGCGCGACTTCAGTGAGTGGTGTGAGGACAACAACCGCGAGCATTTCCCGGCGGTACCCAAGACGGTTGCAGATTACCTCTCATACCTGGCCGATAAAGGCATGAAGGTTTCTACCATTGAGCGTCGCAATGTGGCCATCAGCGAGGCGCACAAGTCCGCCGGCGTGCCGAACCCGACCGCATCTGAGATCGTGCGCAAGGCGATGAGCGGCATTCGACGCGAACACGGCGCGCCCAGGCGCAAGGTGCGCGCCGTGTCCGTGCGCGAATTGCGCGCCATGTGCACGGCCATGCCCGACACGCTCGCCGGATATCGAGATCGCGCGATCCTGTGCGTGCAGTTTGCCGGCGCCATGCGCAGGTCTGAACTGTCGAGCCTTCTCGTCGAGGATGTGGAGTGGGGCGTGGATGAGGTGGCGCTGACCATCCGGCGCTCGAAGACCGACCAGGCCGGCGAAGGCATGCGCAAGGTGCTGCCGGCCTCCAGCGATCCAGCCATCTGCCCCGTGCGGCTGCTCAGACGCTGGCTGACCACTGCCGGCATTGACGACGGCGCGGTGTTTCGCGGGGTTGATCAGCATGGCCACGTCGGTGCCGGCGCGCTGACGCCTGGCAACATCGCGCTGGTCTGGAAGCGAGCCGCCGAGCGGGTGGGGATTGCAGCAGATCGGGTGAGTGGCCACAGCGCGCGGCGCGGCTTCATCACCGAAGCGTTCAAGGCCGAGGTGGCCGAGGCCGACATTCAACAGGTCACCGGCCACAAGTCGATTGCGGTTTTGCGCGACTACCGCGCCGACGCCGGCCAGGCACAACGCAAGGCCGTGAACAAGGTGATGGGATAGCGCCTTTTGGTTGTCGTGATTGATAACCTTTTATTATCAATCACGACAGATAGACGATTTTTAGACGATTCAAGACATGACAACAATACCAATGACCAAGGGGTTTGTGTGCGAGGTTGACGAGCTGGATGCAGATCTGGCTAACCTCAATTGGACAACGCACACCGATGGCTATGCCCAGCGTGCAACACCGCGATCAGAACGCGTCGATGGGAAGCAAGGCGTAATTTTGATGCATCGTGTAATTGTCGAGCGCATGTTCGGCTCCATCCCTAAAGGGGTGCAGGTTGATCACATTGATGGCAACAAGCGAAACAACAGGCGCGCCAACCTTCGGCTTGTCTCTTCCTCGCAGAACCGAAGGAACACAGGCCCGCGCGCCGGCAAGAAGTCGTCATTCAAAGGCGTTTACTGGAACAATAGATCTGGCAAGTGGCAGGTGCTGTGTTGGATAAATGGCAAAACTCGTCATGTTGGGATGTATGAAGACGAGATTGAAGCAGCGAGGACATACAACGCTTTTGTTGTTGCGAACGGCCTCAACACCGCATGGTTAAACAAAGTGTAATCCGACAGTAAATCAACTTATATCGGAATATGGGAGGGCAACGATGAGCGAAGAACGAGAGACCTACACAGCAACGCCGGCGCTTGATCTGGACGCCATCGAAGCGCGGGCGAATGCAAGCGGCAAGCCGTCTGACAACACTCAACTTTTCGTGCACGCAAATGGCGACGTGCCGGCGCTGGTGGCTGAGGTGCGCCGGCTGCGGGCCGAGATTGGCGAACATGATCGGTGGAAGCAGATGGCCATCGACCACGCCGGCGACTTGGAGTGTCGGCTGATGGAAGGATACGCAGAGGCGCGCACACTGTTTCTCTCCATGAAGCAACGGCATTATCCAGACAGCGAAGCCGTGCCGAATCAAACAACCGCCGGCGTGGTGCTCCAGATCAGCAACATGGCGGCCGGATTGAGCGACAAGATCGATAGCCTCCGCGCCGACGTGGAGCGCCTCGGCCGCGAGCGCGACGACATGGCCAGAGCCAACGCCGAGCTGCAGGAGCGGTTGAGCGCGTGCGAGGACGACGGCAAATGACCCGCAAACTCCCCCACCCTCGCCGGCCCGGCCGGCCCAAGCGCGCGCCCAACGTGTCGCGACTGCCCGTGGTCGCGCGCAAGCGCCTCGACACCTACCCCCCACGCGTGCAACGCCTTCTGCGTGCCATTGCCGCGGCTGAATCCCAGCAGCTGGATCCACAGCCAGAAACCGCATGACGCGCATTGCCCTCTACCTGCGCTACAGCAGCGAAGAGCAATCCGAGGGCTGGAGCCTGGAAGCGCAGGAACGCGGCTGCCGGTCGTTCGTCGACAGCAAGCCCGGCTGGGCCATCACCGCGATCTACACCGACGAGGCGCGCAGCGGCAAGTCGACCGACCGGCCAGGCTTTCAGGACATGCTCAAAGCCGCGCACGCCGGCGAATTCGACGCGCTGGTGTGCCACAAGCTCGACCGCTTCAGCCGCAACCTGGTCGACGTGCTGCTCACGCTGGACGACCTGCAAAAACACGATGTGGCGTTTGCCAGCGCCACGGAGCCGATCGATTTCACCACGCCGCTGGGCAAGGTCGTCCTGATCATCCTGGCGTTCTTCGCCGAGTGGTATCTGCAAAACCTCAGCGCAGAAACGACAAAGGGCAAGCGCGAGCGCTTTCAGGCCGGCCTGTGGAACGGCGACCTGCGGTATGGCTACATCCGCAGCGACGACGGCAAGCCCCAGCTCGTGGACGACTCGCGCCACGTGCTCACGGCATATCAGCTCTGCGCCGCCGGCAAGAGCGACCAGCAGGTAGCCGACGCCATGAACACCGACGGCGCGCGCACACTGCGCCTGCGCAGCAACAGCAAGAAGAAGGCGACCTATGACACGCCGATCGACGAGCGCCGGCCGTGGACGAAAGACAGCGTCGGCGCGCTCTTCACGCCGGAGGCCGCCGCGTTCTACAGCGGCCACACCACCTACATCGGCGAGGGCGAGCGGAAGAAGCGCAAGCGCGACCGGCGCATGGAGATCCTGCGCGACACCCACCCCGCCGTCATCGATGACGAGCTGGCGCGCACGGCGCTGGCTGCCCGCGCGAAACGTCGCAACCCGGGCCGGCTGGCCACGGCGCCGCTGAAGCACGACTACATATTCGGCGAGCGCGTGGCCGTGTGCAGCGTGTGCGGCAAGCCTCTGCGCGCCTGGCAAAGCACCACCGGCAAGCGCGCCTACTATCGCTGCGCGGCCGCCCAGCGCGGCGAGGCCTGCGCGGCGCCGGCGCGCCCTGTGGCCGAAGACGTGCTCGTCGAGGCGATGAACGATTACATCGCCGATCTGGAATTGCCCGACGACTGGCGCGAGGCGATCCGTGAGGTGAATGCCCAGGACGATGCGCGGGCGCAAGCGCTCGAAGCGCGGGAGAGGCTGGCTGCCCAGCTCAGGCGGATCAACTACCAGATCAACGCCGGCATGGTGCTCGACGATGATCTGCCGGCCATGGAGCGACGCGCTCGGGCGCTGAAAGAGCAGGTCGAGAATATGGTGATCCCTGCGCCGGCGCGGACGGTGGAAGCCGGCGAGCGCATGGTGCGCCTGCGGCAGATCTGGCCGACAGCCAGCAAATACATCCGGCGCGAGATCGTGCAGGCGATCTGCGCAGCAGTCGTGGTGGACACCGAGCGCAGGAGAATCGCCGGCATCAAGCCCCATCCTGAGTTTGTGCTGCTCTTCGAACGCACGCGGCTGAGGCGTGAGGGTGATGTGTGGCGCATATGACTCACGCGAACTTGACGCCCGTCGCTTCCGTCTGAGTCATATGACCACCGAGAGACCGGTGGTCATTTTGTATACTGCACCTGCGCCGGCGAGCGTGCCCTATCCCCCTGGGCTCGTTCGCCGGCGCGCTTTACGTGAAATACACCCCTGAGAAGCGCAGCTGGCTGGAGTTGTTGAACGCGGTGTCGGTCAACTGCGTTGGCGCTGCAGCAGCAGCTGTTGCGCCCAGCACGTCTGCGCTTGCGCCGCCGAATGCAGTGCGAAGCCCGACGTGCACATAGTTGGCGGCCAGTGACCAGAAGGTGTTGAGATACCCTTGATAGGCAGAGCCGGCCGCGACCGGCATCGACACGGCGGCATTGCCGGTGGAGCTGCCCTTCGCAGACAGCACGATATAGCCGGTCACGAAGACGGCGTTGCCCAGGCGCAGGTAACGGCCGTTCTGCGCGGCGTGCGTCATGCCGACCGCTGCGCCACCGAACGAGAGCGCCGGCGAGAAGGTGCCTGCAGCACTGCCGGCGCCGAGCAGCGTTTCGATGGCAACAATCGCATCCTGCACGTTGTTGATGTGCGCAGCCAGCACGGTGTCGACGCCGTCGACCTTCGTCGTGTAGCTGTCGAGTGAAGAGGGAAAGTTTGTGGGCATGGGATGACTCCTTTAGGCTTGCGGCTCTGGCTCAGGATCAGGCGCCGGCTCTGGTTCAGGATCAGGCGCTGGCGGCGCCGGCGCTTCCTCATTCACCGCGCCGGGCGGGATCTCGCCGGTCGCGATGAGGTATTCATACAGCATGCGCTTCATGGCCGCATACATCGACTCGCCGGTGAGCGGCCGCGTCATGTAGCTCACGAGCGCCGATTGCGGCACGGCGATGGTCTTCGTGCGCACGCGGTTCTGGTCGAGATACCGGCCGATGATCAGCGTGAACTCCAGCGTCTGCATTTCGCAGCTGAAGCTTTCGATCTGGACCCGGTTGTACGTCTCGAGCGGGACGGGCGATGGGAGTGCATATGCCATGGTTACACCGCGAATGTTTACACTGCGATCGGCTGAATGGTGACACGGCTGAGCAGCTGGGCATATACCTGCCCCTGCTGCGAGCCGCACTCAAAACGGATGGTGTGCGTGCGGTTGCGAAAGTCGCTGCTGGTGATCACGCTCAGGATGTCCACCAGATACAGGCCGGCCCCGCTCACGCTCGACCCGATCACGACGCCGGTCGCCGCATTGATGATGTCGCCGACGGCCGTGTTGTTCACTTTTACCGTGACCGTCTGCGGCGTCTGCGTGTCATCGGTCACGCCGAAGGCCAGCGAATGCGTGTGTGACGGGATCGTGATGTCGTGCGTGTGGCTGCTGATGGTGACGTTGTGCGTGTGCGACGGGATTGTCACGTCATGCGTGTGGCTGCCGATGGTGACGCTGTGCTGATGATTCACGCCGTTGGTGTTCGACAGCACCGTGCCGCCGCCGGACGTGTAAAAGAAGCCGCCCGAGTAGTAGACCTGGGTGCCTGCGATGCCGGCCACCACGGGGATGGTGTGCGTGTGGAACGTGTCCACGCTCGTGTTCCCGCTCGTCACGGTCGTGCCGCCGCCGGAGGCGCTCGACACCGTGCTGCCGCCGCCGCTCGAGCTGGTGGGCGTCGAGCCGCCGCCCGATGTCGTGCTGCCGACGGTGCTGGCGGCCGTGGACACGTTGTTGGCAAACGAGCGCAGCGGCATCAGCCGGAACTCGACCTTCATCTCGTTGATGGCCAGCACCTCCGAGCCGATGTAGAAGGTGAAATCAACGAAGCGCGTCGAGTCGATCGGCAGCGTCGGCGAGCTCTTCGTGTAATACGTCATCGTCGGCTGCACGCGCAGCTTGAGCCGCTGGATGTCGCTGATGACGCTGGTCAGCACGTGCGTGCTGCCCACGATGTCATCCCCGCTCCGGCTGATGACCAGGTCGGCCACCGGCGCGCCTGACGGCCCGTATGAACGCGTGATCTGCGTGACGAAGAAGATCTGGCCTGTGAGGGTCAGGAACGCGGTGGTGCCTGTTTCCAGCTGCGCGACGCCGGCGTAGTCGACGCGGATCGGGTCGCCCGGCTTGACCGTCAGCGGCAGGTTCACGCACGACAGCGAGTAGATGTCCTGCTCGGCGCGGTGCTGCCGGATGAACGCCACGCCCAGGTCATACAGCGCGTTGGCGGCATTCTCCAGATCGGCGGCGGAGTTGGTGATGGGCCGGACTTCGGTGAACGGCAGCACGGCCTCGATCAGCCCATACTGCAGGATGCTCTCGTTGTCCTGGATGTAATATGCGTCCTCCGCGTTGCCGATCGGATCCACGGTAATGGTGTATGACGGCACGTTCGGGCCGGCCGGCTCGATGGCGGTGCGCGTGGAATACCGCAGGTCGATCTGCGTTTCACCGATGCCGGAGCCGAGCGGATACACGCGGTTGACGATGTTCGACCCCTTGCGCTCGCGCTTGAGCGACGTGATCACCGCGTAGTCGCTCGTGTCGGGCGTGTTCAACACCGGCCCGAACAGGCGCGCCACCGGCGTCACGCTGTCCGTGACCTCCTGCGAGTGGAAGTCCCCGAAAAGCAGCGTGTTTTCGGACTCGAGCCTGAAGTAGCCGCGATAGTATTGCCGGATGATGTCCATGCCGCGCAGCACGCTTTCGCCGCGGAATTCCATCGCCGCCGGCCGGTCGGCGAAGTCGAAGTTGGGCTCGAACACGCAATCGAAGCTGACCGTGTTCAGGATGCCGCCCAGGGCATCGGAGAGGATGAACGCCAGGTCATAGGTCCCGTCGTAGGCCTTGCCGAAGCCGATGATGCTGTTGGCCAGCTCGATCAGCTGGTTATACGCCCGGATCGTGGCCGTGCGCTGGTCGGCGTCCAGCGTCATGTCGACGTGGGTGAACTCGCCCAGGTCGCCCTGCGTTTCGTGATACAGCCGATATTTCAAGCCGGCGGCGCTGCCGAGCTCGGTCGCCACGACGGCCGGCAGAGTGAACTCGCATTCGCCGATCTGGTTGATCTTCTCGGTGATGCGCACGTTCGACACGGCCTGCGTGTGCGCGTTTTGCCGCTCGCCGGCGGCGGAATAGATGTCGATCCAGAACTGGCTCATGTGCTCACCTTCATGACTGCACCTTCATGTCCGCACCTTCAGATCCATGCGCTCCTGAACGCGAGCGATCCGGTCGCCGCCTGCGAGAAGCGAATGATGTTGTCGCCCGGCTCGATCCACAGCAGCGCCATCTGCGTGACCGGCCGTGCCGTGTTGCTGTAGGCGTCCACACCCCCCACCCGCACGGTTGAGGCGCCGGCGTCGATCACGAGCGGCGCAGTCGTCGACCCGACATAGGCGATCGCGCTCGACTGCTTCGCGCCGCTGCCGATCGCAGATGAGCCGTAGCGCTTCTGGCCATACTTGAACGTGTTGTAGTAGTTATCGCCCTGCGGCTCGCTGGTGATGACCATCGAGCCGGAGATGTTGGATGTGATCGTCAGCACCACATACTTGATCGCGCGCGCGTTGCCCCGGTTGGGTGTGTTTTTGAGCGAGACGCGGGTGGCGCTGGTGAACGTGACCGTGGTCAGCAAGTCGTCATACCACTGCGGCTCACACGACAGCTGCAGGCCGATGCGCTGCTTTCGGTCGCGCCAGTCGTCCATCGTCGTCTTCTCGGCCACGCTCACGACCTTCGCCGTGGCGCGCCGCACCTGGGCGTTGTCGGTGATCTTGAGCTGGCCCTGCCGGCGGGCCGCGCCGAGGATCTCGTCGAGCTTGGCCTGGAAGTCGCATGCGTCCACAACGAACTCCACATCGCACACCTGCTGCCCCTGCCGGTTGTTCACGCCCTCGAGGTCATACTCGCCCAGAATCGCGCCGGTGGGCGGCATGCGATTCTGCACAAACGCGCGCGGCATGGCGATCGAGAAGTTGCCGGCGGGCAATTGAACCGAATTGAACTCAGTGGCATACCACATATGGCAATAAAAAAGGCGCGCGGCATTTCTGTGGAAATGTCGCGCGCCTGTTGGCTCTGCGTTTCGGATATTCTACCCGTTCACAACGATCACGGTGCCAGCATCACGGCGCCGGCGTCCTGACGGCGGCATACAAAAACAGCGACATGCAGGAACAGGTGAAGACCAGGACTGCGATCGTGCCGCAGCCGAAATTGAAGTTGATGCGAAAGCGAGGCGAACCCTTTGTTTTCATGTCAATCCTCCATTTTGATTGTCGCCTTTATATTCCCGCAGCGCATCTGTTTTTCACTGCCCGGCGCGTTCATCAGCCAGATGTCACCTTCGCGTCAACGAGCCATGCATCAACGGGCCATCAACTGACCATCAACTGACCATGACAAAGCCGGCGCGATACAACCCTTCATACACGCCGTCGCTCACCGCCTGCCGGTCGGCATTGCCGCCGATGGTCACGTTGACGTTGGCGACGTTCGACGTGCTGCGGTTGTTGTTGATCGTCCGCGCGGCCATCTGCGCCGGCGTCGCATCGGTGCGCATGCCATACGGTGTGCGCGCCCCGCCGGCAAGCGCAGCCTGCACGCCGGCGCTGGCATCGATGGCCGGCAGGCCGGTGCGGTTGATCTCCCGCATCGCGTCGTTGATGCCGCGCAGGCCCATCTCGAACGGCGTCGGTGAGCCGGGCGTGAAGATCGACGGCGGGCGCAGGCCGCTCAGCGTGTTCTGCAGGTTTTGAATGGCGGTGTTGAACGTGGTGTTGACGAAGTTGTATATGTCGCGAATGCCATTCAGGAAGCCTTCCACGGCTGCCTTGCCGCTGTTGAAGGCTTCGGTCACCGATGTGCTGATCTGCGTCGCCAATGCGCCCAGCGTCGTGCCGAGGTTGGTCACCTCCGTGAACAGGTTGCCGATGAATGTCTTGACCGATTCAATCGCCGGCCCGAAGTCGCGATTGAACGCGTTTGTCACCGAGTCGAGGTCGCGCTTGAATGCGCCGCCCAGCTGGTTCGCCGCAGTCGTCACGCCGGGGATGAAGTGCAGCGTGATCCAGTTCCACACATCGCGGATCGCCGGCGCGAGCCGGCCTGACAGAAACTGCGCGATGTCGCGGATCACCCGCGTGATCTCCGGCCCGTGCTCCTTCCAGAAGCGCTGGAAGCCGGCGATCATCTCCGACACGATGGGGAGCAGGTCCGTGCCGATCTGCGCAACGAGCATCTCCAGCTCGAGCCCGACCTCGTTCGACTTCTTGCGGAACTCGACCAGGCTGTCGATCTGCTCCTGCGTGAAGCCCAGGTCGCGCAGCGTCTGCGACTCCTTGAAGAATTCAAGCATCTGCCCGGCCATCGCCGGCCCGAAGAGCTGAGAAAGGATGTCGTAGGCCTCCTGGAGCTTGCCCTCGCTGATCAGCTTGCCGACGGCCTGGTTGAGCGTGTTGAACTGCTCGTCCGGCGTCATCTTCTGGAACTCGGCGATGCTGATGCCGAGCCGGTTGAACGCATCTGTCACCGGGTCGATGGCCTTGGCCGCAGCGCCACCTCCGCCGCCGCCGGTGCTGAGCGCTTTGGTCAGCGAGTCGGCGATGTCCTGCGTGGCGCGGTCGTAGCGCTGCTTCTCGCGCTCCAACCGCTTGGCCGTCTCCGCTTCGATCTTCGCCTGCGCTGCAGCTGCATCGGCGATCTGCCGTTCGTAGGCAGCGCGGGCGTCGGCCGTCTGGCGCTCCATGGACGCGCGCGCGTCGGCTTCACGTTTCGCATTCTCGGCCTGCAGCCGGCTGGTCTGCTTCTGGTATTCGGCGTCTTCCTTCGCAAGGTCCGCCTGCAGGGCGGCGATGCGCCGGGCGCTGTCGGCAGCCAGGTCAGCCAGCTTGCGCGCCGCGGCCGCGCGCTCGATGGCGGTTTCGCGCTGCGTGCGCTCATTCACCGCGTCGATCGCGATCTGGGTTTCGCGCCGGGCCTGCTCAGCCTTGGCGCGATAGCTGGCCTCGGCAGCCGAGCGCTCGTTCTTCTGCTGGGCGTCCAGGCTCTTGAGCTGCGTCTTGTAATAGGCGCGCAGGATCGGGTTCGTCGACGGGTTGTAGATCTTGTCCTGCAGGCTCTGGCGCTGCGAGCCATATTTCTGCTCGATGCTGGCCAGCTCGCGTTGCAACCCTTCCTGCACGCGCGCCTGGTCTTTCGCGCCGTCGGCCTGGATCCGCCCGATGTCTTTCTGTGCCTTGTAGTTGAGATCCTCGAGCTTCTCCGTGAGGGTGCGTTCGATGTTCGCGCGCTTGTCGGCGCTGCTGGTTGTTTCTTCAGCGATGCGCTCGTTGATCGATGCGACGCGATCGGCGTGCGATTCTTCAAGGTCGCCCAGGCGCTGGGCCAGCCGCTCGCGGCCGTCGGCAATCGTGCGGCTGTAGTCCTCGTTGATCTGGCTGAGGCGCTGCGCGAGCTGCTGCTCGGCTTCGACGCGGCGCTCGTTGATCGCGGCGATGCGCTCGGCGAGCTGCTCGTTGATATCGCCAATGCTCTGCGCGTAGTCCTCGTTCAAGCGCGCCATGCGCTTGCCGGCGTCGCTGGCGGCCGTGGAGATCTTGCCGAGCGCGACGCCGGCCTTCTGCTCGGACTTGTCGATGCGCTCGTTGAGGTTGGCGAATGCGCTCGTAACGGTGTTGACCGAGGTGCCCGACACGCGCGACGCGCCGTAGACGGACTGCGCCATTTGCGCGCTCAGGCCGGTGACGGTCTGGATGTCGTTGATGGCCGCGCCGAAGTTGAGCGCGGTGTTGATGGATGCGCCGGCGGCGGCCACCGCTGCGGCCACGGCGCCGGCTGCAACGGCAACGGCGCCCAGCGCGACCACCACGCCGCCGGCGACGCCGGCGAGTGTCGTGAAGGTCGAAGCAAGATCGTCCACGCCGGGGCCAGCGGTTCGTGCCGCATCCGCGGAGCGCTGGAGCATTTCGCGGTTCTTCTCCAGCACCTTGTTGGCGCGGTCGATGTCGGAGATGAACTTGTCCGCGCCCTCGGCGATGAGTCTGGTGCCTTGCTCAATCAGGTCCGACATGGGTTAACTTCCTGCGGGTTACTTCCTGCCCTACTTCCTGTTTGCCTTCGCCTTCGATTTGTCGAGGGCATCCTTGGCCAGCACCGCCTCGATGCGGTTGCGAATGCGGTGATGCGCGATGTGCCGCGCCTGCTCGTCGACCGGCATCTCCACGAACTGTTGAAACGTGAGGTGGTAGTCGCGCGCCACCTCGCGCCATTCGAACTCCGCGGCGCCGATCTGCACGCCACTCGCCGGCACCCTAGCCTTGAGGATCGGCCTGCCCTTCCACGTCACTTTTGAAGCTGTCGCCGGCGTCGGCGATCTTCTCCTCCGTGGGCAGCGACGTGTCGAGGATTGCCGCGCGCAGGCGCGTCAGCTCCTCCAGCGAGCCGATGCACACGTGCTTGAGATAGCACAGGTGATCGTCGTCGGGCAGCGTGATGCCGGCGCGCCCGGCTTTCGCGCGCGCCTTCTCCAGCGACTCCTCGTCGATGTCCGCCTCGACGCCGAACAGCAGCATGGTGTCGAGCGACACTTCGTTGATCTTCGCCGTCCATTCGCCCACCGCGCGCACGTAGTCGGGATGGGCGTAGTTCGGCTCCGGCCCCAGGTCGGTGGGCTGCATCGGCGGCTGCGGGCGCGGGACGCTCCGCTCGACGCTTTGCAGCGTGAGCGGAGACACCCGGGTGATGGAGACCGTGCGGCCGTTCGCAAACGTGAAGGTGTTGTCAGTTCTCGATTCACTCATGGGTTACACGCGATGATTACACGCGGTTCGCGGTGCCAAGCGAGGCCACGCCGTCGGGTGACGTGCCCAGGCCGACGAGGATCACCGTGTTGGCGTCGGTCGATGCTTCGCCGCTCATCGGCGCAGCGATGCGGTTGAACGTCGCGGCGCTCGTGACCGAGTTCAGGCGCGGCGTCGACTGCGAGGAGTCCACCCAGCGCTCGCCGCCGTTGATCGTCGAGGCCACGCGCGCAGCCGGCCCGGACACGGTGAACGCCACGAAGCCGACCTCGTCGGTGGCGAAGTAGATGTCCTGGATGGCCACTGGCGTCAGGCCGGTGAAGCCCTTCGCCGTCCACGTTTCGCCGCCGTCGAGCGTGTAATACAGCGCGCCGGCGTTGTTGCCCACCCACGCCACCAGGGCATCCTTGACGAACAGCGCCTGGTTAGTGCCCGAGCCTGGCGACGTGGTCGTCGCCGTGAACGACTGGCCGCGGTTGGCGCTCTTGACCACCGCGCCGGATGCGCCGGAGGCATAGATCACGCTGTCGATGCCGTGGATCCGGCTGAGGTTCTGCGCCGTCGCAGAGCCGGCGTCGACCACGCTCATGTCGCTGAGCACGTCGGCGGACTTGTAGATGTAGCCGCCATCGGCCGCGAAGAACACCTCCGTGGTCGACAGCACATACATGTCGTTGACTGTGTTCGCGACCGTGAACGCGCTCGGCGTCACCTTTGTGAAGCTGCTCGAGGGCGCGCCGGTGACGGTGTTCAGGTTCGACACATACAGCGCCGAAGCGCTCGACGTGCCGCCCGTCTTGGACGCCACCACGAGCTTGTCGCCGACGATGTCGATCGCGACAACGTCTTCAGCGTTGGCCGCCGTCGCGATGCTCACGCTCGCCCAGGTCGCGCCGCCGTCGAGGCTGTAGACCACATAGGGCTTCAGCGCCGGCGAGGATGCGCCCGAGCAGGCGATGTAAATGAAGCGGGTGCCGTCGTTGGGCACGCCGCAGTCGCCGCAGCGGATCTGCGTGCCGAACACCACGTCCTTGGCTACGGTGGCGATCGCCGAGGCCGCCTTGTTGGCAAAGGTCAGCGCGCCGACCGGATATGGTTTGCCGCCGAAGGTCAGACTCAGGCTGTCTTCCTGCGCGTCGTCCGAGTCCCACGCGCTGCGGTCACCCAGGTCGCGGCTGGTGACCAGCGCCGACGGATACACGAGCACATAGTCGCTCCAGCCATTGCTGAAGTCGGAGAGGTCCTTGCAGGTGCCGGTCAGCTCGTAGATGTTGAACGGGCAGTTTTGCGCGAACAGTTGCCAGGGAATCGAGCCGTGCTTCTCGTACAGCACGAGCGTGGCCTCAGACAGGTCTGGCGCGGTGCGGCTGCGGTTGACGGCGCGATAGCCGCCCTGCACGCGCGGGTCAGGCACGTAGATCGGCGACACGTCGCCCAGGTCGTTGATGGTGACGCCCTGGATGGACATGTATTGCGTGTCCTGGCCGGCATACTTCACCGATGCGTTCGGCAGCGGGCCGCCGGGCTGGATGAAGTTGCGCTTGTGCCGCTGGGTGATGATCTCATCGGCGGTTAGCTTTGGCATGAGTTATATAGCCTCCTGATTTGCGAACGAAAAACAAAAAGGCGCGGAACTCTTTCTTGAGTTCCGCGCCACATTTACGGCTCTGGAGCTGCTGCGCCCGGCTGTTTGGGCGATGCGCCTCGTTCTCTAACAATTGGATTATATCCCCAATCACGCGCTCCCACTAAGCGCTCCCACTAAGCGCTCACCGCGCTTACGAGCGCGAGGTTCTTCACCTGCTTCCACGCCCAGATATGCCCCTCGCGGGTGCCGAACGGGTTGCCGAGGTCGCGCGGGTCGATCGAGTATTGCTCGTCGTTGGCGCCGGCCGCCCGGGCGCGGTCGAACTGCCAGCGATACAGCTCGCGGTTGGCTACATCGCACGCGCAGATCCGCCGCGACAGCTCCGCCGCTGCCATGCGCGCCACAACGGTCTTCATCGCCGTGGCCATTCGCCCGTCGATGCGCGGCCGGCCTGCGAGGTAGTTCACACGCACGCGCGCGGGCGCATAGCCCACCGGCCAGCCTTGCGCGCACCACGCCTGAGAAACAGTGTCATATGCAGCGGACTCGCCGGCGACGATGCCCAGCTCACTGTGCCGGATCACGTAGCGCGCTGTGGCCGTCGTCGTGGCGCTCGGGTCGCCGGCGCTCCCCGTGCAATCCACGCAGCCGCCGGGTTGCGTTTCCCACACGAACGCGCCCTGGTCGGTGGGGTTGCTATAAAGACGATATACCGCAAGCGATGAAGCGAAGTTGGCCTCATCGGCGGGGTCGAGCGGGGACGCGCTCACGCCTTCATAGCGCACCGGCTTCACGATCGTCCACGTGCGGCCCTTGATCGTGGCGGTGCCGGCGCTGATCGTCACGCGCACCGGCTGCACACGCCAGCGCTCGCTCACGTCCGAGCCGTCGAAGCGGTCTGCGGCGGCAAAATACACCGCGAGCTCGTCGGGGTCGGTGACGGTGGTGGCGATCGACAGCGTGAAGGCTTCCTTCAAGCCGTCGCCATCCTCATCGGAGAGCGTGACGCTGGCGTTGCCGACCAGGCTGCGCGCCATCGCGCCCAGCTCGAGCACTTCACCGCGCGCGAGCTTGAAGGGCATCCACTGCCCCATCGCATCCACCGCGCTGAGGAACTGGCCGCGCCGGTCGTTGTATTGCGGGAAGGGCAGCTCGTCGGCTTCCCAGCGCGGCGCCGGCGCAAAGCCGAGGTGATCGATCAGCGTGTGCTCGGCGGCCTGGATCGCCTCCAGGATGTCCGCGCGGCCTGCGGCGTCGGCGTTCTGCCAGCCATATTGCATCACGGCCGTGTTGCACGCGCTCGTGATGGGCGCCTTGTCGCCGGCCAGCCCCCAGAAATGCCAGGGATTCCAGCCGATGGCTTCACGCCATTCTTCAAGCGAAAGCAGTGGTGCAGATCGGTCCAGTGTTGTCATTTGTCACCTCGTGCGCAGCCGGTTGAGCACCACCGTGGTGATGCACGACAGGCCGAGATACCCCAACCAGTTCACGAGCGCCCAGGCCGTGGGGCCGTGGATCACCAGCGCCACCGGCAGGCCGATCCAGAACGACACGCAGATCACGCAATGCAGCCCGCGCTCGATCCAGTTGCGCTGCTGGGCGGTCGCGCCTCTGATGCGCGCGAACAGGCCGCCCGGCCCTTCCAGCGATGTGATCGCATAACTCAGGCCGTAGGTGGCCAGCGCACCGACGAGGAGCAGGTCGATCACTTGCGCCCCCTGCGCTTGGGCGCCGGCGTCTCAGGCGTCAGTTCGGCAATGGATTGCAACACGCGCCCCACTGCTCCACTGTCTTCTGCGCCACTGTCTTCGTCATCCATCGTCTCTGCCGCAATCGCCGGCTCAGGCATCGGCTCGACGGGATACACGTCCACCGGCGGCTCAGTGGCCACGATCGGCATCGTCGCCGGCTCGACCACAGGCAGCACGTCGACGCGCGCAAACATGCCGGTGTTGGCCAGCTTGTCCACGTCGGCAGGATCCGCGTCGATGTAGCGGTCGGTGTCGTTGTTGCCGGCGTAATACTTGCCGAACCACGTCACGCCGCCGATCGACGAGCCGATGTATTGCATCTTCACCTTGCCTTCCACCGGCGCGCTTGCCGCCGGCAGGCTCGGCAGGCCCTGCAGGCCGCGCTTCAGTTCATTCAGCGACACGCCGCTGTCGCCTCCACAACATGTTGCCATTTGTTTTTCACCTCGTTTGTATTCGCCATATCGCTCATCCAGCAGCGCTTCCAGGCTTGCGCGGTGCTCGCTCGCGCGCCGGCGGAGCGTGCCGGAGTGCTGGCGGTAATAGAAGAGCGGCTCGGGCAGGTGATGCGCGCACACGCCGGCCAGGCGCAGGCGCATGTAAAAGTCGACATCCTCCCAGCCGTTGAGCATCGTCTCGTCGAAGCCGCCAATGTTCACGGCGTCCTCGCGCCGCAGGAGGGTCGTGATGCCGCACTGCATGGCCAGCCGGCCCGGATCCGGCTCGCCGAGCTGGCGCGCCTGCGCATGGCCCTTGCGCGGGTCGTCGCCTTCGCTCGTGTATTCGAACAGATCCGAATACACATAGCCGTCGCCATACTTCGCCCAGGCAGTCGCCAGCCGCTGCAGCGCGAACGGATGGAGAAAGTCGTCGCCGTCCAGGAACAGCACGAACGACGCGCGCGCATCGCGAAGGCCGGCGTTGCGCGCTTTCGACGCGCCGTTGCCCGCGCCCATGTCCACGAGCCGGGCGAAGGGATACCGGCTCAGGTCGAGCGGCGTGCCTGAGTCGTTGACGACGATGAGCTCCCACAGCGCGAGCGTTTGCCCGACCACCGACTCTATGGCGCTGGTGACGTAGCGCGCGTGCCCAGGCCCGACGGTGACGATCACGCTGATGACGGGGCGGGTGTAGTCGCGCTGGGTCTTCATCGCTGCCGGCGCCGGCGCGCCGCTGGGCGCATCGCGACGCCACAGGAACGGCAGCCAGCCGTGCACGTCGATATATGCGCCCCGCGACAGGCTGATGCCGTGCGAGCGCCACACATACAACGCCTCGTCCGTGACCTTCCTGACGCCCCACCCTGTCGCCAGGCCACGCAGCCAGAACTCCGCATCCTCGCCGCGGACGTAGCTTTCCATGAAGCCGCCGCACCGGCGCCACATCTCGCGGCGATACATCGCGCTTGCCGGGATGCACGTGCGCGGCGGCGTCGCGCGCCGGGCCATCCATTCCCACGAGAACGGCATCGGCCAGTTCATCGACTGGCTGAAGAACGCGCTGGCATCGTTCAGCCACACCTTCACGCCGGTGTAGACCACGCCCAGCGACGGATCCTCGTCGAGTGCCCTCGTGAGCGTCTCGAAATATTGCGGCTCGCACCAGTCGTCGGCGTCGATGCTGATGATGTATTCGCAATCCGTCAGCGCAATCGCGCGGTTGCGCGCGGCCGCCGGGCCGAGGTTGCGCTGGTTGCGCACCACGCGCACGCGGCCCTGATTTTTTGAAGCATATTTGGCGAGCTTCTCCAGCGTGCCATCCGTGGAGCCGTCGTCGATCACGATCACCTCATCTGCCGGCCGGGTTTGCGCGAGCACGCTTTCGATGGCCGTTTCGATGAAGCGGCCATAGTTGAACGACGGGATGATGCAGCACAGCCGGCCGTTGCGTTCAAACTGCGCGCCGGCGCGCACGCGGTTGTCGCGCTCAAGCGTGGCGTGCTCGCTGGCGATCTCCATGAGTAGGGTGATCATGCGTGAGAATGTGTCGTGCCGTCGGCATGGGTGTGCGCATGCGACGCCGGCGGCGCTTTCAGCAGCGCTTCCCATTCGGCCTTGGCCTGCTCATACGGCGCCGGCAGCGGGATGCGATACGTGTCCCTATCGCCTTTTGGCACGCACACCAGGCTCCCATTTTTATCAGTGCGGTCCTCGATGATGTAGAGCGCCGCGTGTTCGGCGGCGTTGATCAGGATTCCAAAAAACAAAATGAAGTGCGGCATGCTGTTTCCTCCTTCGGCCTCCCTTACATCCCCTTTTGAACGTAGCTGTCACCGACGTGACGCCAGTGGCGAAAGCCATACGCCTCCACCGGCACATAGAAGCGCGGGCTGGTGTCCGGCTCGGCGCGGTGACGAGCCTGCACGCGCTCGTTGAACTCGGTTTCCTGCTGCCAGGTCTTCGCCGGCTCTGGATAATTTCCATAGAAATGATGCACGCGCCGGTGCTTGATGTGCGGCTGGTTCGAGGCGAGGAACTTGCACGGGCTGTCGGGCATGATGCGCCAGTGCCGCAGGTCGTCGCCGCGCAGGTGGAAGTCGCTCACATCCCAGTGCTCGTTGAGCTGGGCGTTCATCATCAGGTGCACCCAGCCGGCGAGCGGCTCGCGCGTGAGCTTGTCGGCATGCACCGTCACATCCAGCGGTGCGATCAGATGATGATCGTCATCCATTTGGACGAGGAGGTCATCACCCGAAGCGCGGAGGAGCGTGTTGAGGTTCGCGCCCAGCCCGCGCCCGTCCGTGCGCAGCACGATCGTCGAGGGATACCCGCGCAGCGCCGCCGTGGTCTCGTTGTCTCCACTGTCGTCGCCGACGTAGATGATCACCCGGCCAAGATGGCGCAGGTTCGACAGCACCAGGTCGACCGTGCGCTGCACGACGGCCGCGCGCTTGTAGGTGGGGATGAGCACGCTCAGCGGCAGGACATGCTTGAACGCGCGGATGGTGCCGGCCCTCGGCAGCTCCACCCACCCCACCGCGCCGGCGAGCCATTCGGTGATCGCGCGGTTCACGCCCTCGCACAGCGGCGCGCCGGAGTCGTGGAAGGCGACGATGCCGCCGGCGGCCATGTGCGGCAGCCAGGCATCGATGTCGGCCTTGCAGCCGCCGTAGGTGTGATCACCGTCGATGAACAACAGGTCGAGCCTTGGGCCGCTGTAGGCGCGGCCGGCCGCGGCGCTGTCTGACGTGACCAGGCTCGCCTTGAACGGCTGCTTCCACTTGCTGTTGTCGAGATCCACGCCGGTGAGATGGGCGCGCGGGTTGCCCTGATAGAGCGCGGCCATCGACGCGCCGTGCTCGACGCCGATGTTGACAATGTGAGCGCCGGCGGGCAGCGCGTTCGAAAGAAGATACAACTGCCAGCGCTCGGACTGCGCGAGATACCCGGGCGCCTGGAGGAAGTAGCGGTAGTGCATGCGGCGTCTGCCTCTATGCAGAATGAACCTGTGACCGCGCGCCACTTGCGCAGCGCGCGGTCACGATCCAGAAGGAGATGACTAGCCGGCTGTGTTCGGCGACCAGAACGAAGGCGCGAAGCTCGAGCCAGACGAATTGCCGCCGTTGTAGAAGTCGGTGTCCGACGGGAACGGCGAGTGCGTGCTGATCAGCGGCGTGTACTTGATGTTGGTGATGCGACCGGCCAGGAACGGGAAGTCCAGGCGGACGCGGCTCATCTCAAGCGCCTGCGACTGCACGCAGTAATTGTTGGCGGGCTTCTTCACCCACAGGTAGCGGCCGCCGTCCGTGGTGTAGAAGGTGTCCTGGATCGCCAGCACCTGCGCGGCTTCGAGCGCAGCGCCGGGGGCGCTGAAGTCGAAGTATTCGATGTAGGTCGCCGGCGTGTTGCCCAGCACGAAGCGCGGCACGAAGTAGATCGGGCTGGTGTAGGTGCCACCGTCGTAGTTGCGCACCACGGCGTCGTCGAAGGTCACGCTCACCGGCTTGCCGTCGATCATCAGGAAGCGCTCGTTCAGCATGCGGTCGCGCATCTCGGCCTGGCCGCGCGCATCCACCGCAAGCTGGGTGTTCGTCTGCCCGGCGGCGATGGTCGTCGCAGCCGTGGTGTAGTAGGCGATCGGCCACACCATCGCGATCTCGTTGAACAGCATCTGCGGCAGCACGATCTCCCACGTCGCCGGCGCCAGGCCCGTTTGAGAAGCCAGCGCGTTGAGATAGCGATATGTGTAGGTGATCTCGCGGATGAGGCTGTTCGCAGCCGTTGGATCCGTCGTGATGTTGGCGTTGCCGAAATTGCGCACGATGGAGTCGGCAGCGTTGCAGGTCGTGCCGGTCACCGCGTCGCGGTAGCCGGTGTTGATCAAGAGATCAAGCCCGCGGAATTCCTTGTAGCCGGTGCCGTTGTTGTTCGAGGGGCTGCCGTCGTAGATCTTCTTGGCATACTGACGCGCCCAGCCGACGCGGAACTCGAACATGGTCTTGGCCAGCTCAGTGCGCAGCGCCTGCGTGGGATCGCTGGGCACGCTCGGCGCGACCTGGTTGCTCGACGGCCCGCCGATCAGCGTGAAGTCGGTGAACTCGCCGCGGTTGACCACCTGGCCGACGCGGGTGAGGTCGAGCACCTTCGTGCTCAGGCACCAGCGGCCGAACACGTAGGTCTGCATGCACAGCTGCGTGAGGCCGACCTCCTGGCAGTCGGCGCATTCACTCGAGGGCGTCGCGCCGCTGATGTTGGTCACGCCGGTCAGAATGGCGTGCAGCGGGTTGGTGTCGCGGCTGGCGCGCACCGGCAGCTTGGTTTGCAGGCCCAGCTCCGGCATGACCATCGCATTGGCCACATCCGGCGAGATGCCGGGATACGAGAAGGTGCCGCCCGGCCCATGGCCGTAGGTGGCATTGGGACTGCCCACGCTCTTCTGGCGCAGGTTGCCCGACTGCACGTCGCCGATCATCTGGAACAGCGCCGCCGCGAGCTGAGTGGTGTCGATCTGATTTTCCATGTTCAACTCCTGAACGTTAACCTGAACGTTAATAAACAACAGGCAGCAGCGCGGCTTCCGCCTCTGGCGCTTGCCCTATTCCCTTACTCTTTGCGCTACTTCTTCGCGCTACTTCTTCGCGCCCATCATGAAATCCACCCAGCCGTCGATGGCGTTGGGTTGGGTCTTGACGGTCTGCTTGAGCGCTTCCTTCAACGCGCCAGCGATGTCGCCTTCCTGGCTGGCCACGTGCGCTTGTCTCACGACCGCCGGCTGCTCGCCTTCGAGCTCCTTTAAGCGCGTGTCCATCGCTTCGAGCTTCGCCGTAAACGCATCCACCGCGGCCTTTGTGGCTTTGGTTGACTCAACCACGGCTGCAAGCGACACGCTGAGCGCCTCGCCCATGCGGCTGGCGAACTCGTCCACGCTCATCGCGCCGACGGTGTTCTTTTCGGCGCGCTTCGTCTTTTTGGCCGGCTTCTCGTGCGCGACTTCTTCGCCTTCATCCTCGTCTTCGTCCTCTTCCGCCGGCACTTCTGCCATCTTTGCAGCTTCGGGTGCGGCTTCAGGCGCGGGTTCGTTCTCGTCTTCGGGTGCGGCCTCAACAGGCTCGCCCGCCTCCTTGCCTGTTTCCTTGCCTGTTTCCTTGAACGCGATCCCGGCGGCTTCGGCGGCCTTGTCAACCTCGCCGGCGCCTGCCAGCAGGCCGTCAACCACGGCAGGGTCGCCGACCAGCTCCTTCAACGTATCGACCTTCTCATTCGTCATGGTTGACTCCTTGACCACGCTGACGAAGGTGAGCAGGTTGCTCTCCTTGCCGCGCGGCAGTAACGACCGTTCCTTGCGCCGGATGTGGTGAAAGATGCCTGTTGCATCCGGCTCGTCCTGCGGGTGCAGGAATCCGATGCTCACGCCCAGCGCGCCGGCGTGCGCCTTCACCATCTCGGCAAACGCGGGGTGGCGAAAGGTGCCCGACTCGACCAGCAGCCGGCCGTGCATGGCATTGAAGTCGCAGTCGCCGATGTCCAGCCCCTTCACATGCCACCAGCGCAGCGGCCCGTAGTCGCCGTCGGCGTCGGCGCGCGCGACATCCGCTTCGAGCGCCTTCGTCGAGACGATCTCGCGGTCGCGGTCACGGAACGCGCTGGAGGACACGATCACCCATCGGTCGCGCCCGTCGGCAGCCTTGAAAACATGCAACATGTAAATGGCAACAAAAAAGGCGCGCACATCCTCTTCGGATGCGCGCGCCTGTCAGCTCTGCGCTTGATTGGTTGTGATTCTACTACTTTTTTTGTGATCTACTCTTTTGTGATCCTAGCGCCGGCCAGCTATCCAGTGCGCCGGCTGCTGAGGTTGCGCCGGATGTTGCCGCGCAATCGCTCACCCGCCTTCTCGCCGATCTTCTGCGAGAAGTTCCTGGGCGCCGTGCCCGGATGCTGCACGGTTTTCTTCGTTGCCCACTGGTCGCCGGCGTTGCCCTTGTATGAGCTGATGGTGTTCGGCTTGGTCTTGGCGCGCCGCGCCTGCCCATACTGGAACACCAGCGCGTCGGCGCGCCTGGCGGTGATCTCGTGCGCCTTCGTGCCCAGGTCGACGAACTTATAGATCGTCGAGCGCGTGCCGACCGTGCGGCCGTTCTTTGTCTTGTTGATCGTGAAGTTCACCTTCGTTTCCCACGTGGCGGTGGTCTTCTCGAACAGCTCCTGCGCATATTCGGCGGCATCGTCGAGCGCGTCCTCGATGCCGCGCTCAAGCGCATCGACATCGAAGATCTTGCGCTTGGGCAGAATGGGCGTGAGCTTGATCCTCATTTGCTCATGCCGCCCCGCCGGCGCCACACGGCCGTGTTCGGCACCGTGTCACCCTTCGAAGGGTCGAAGCCGTCGATGTGCGCCGCGTTTACAAGCCGCACGTCGCGCTGCTCGATCATCTCGCGCCCGATCTGCCCGATGCGCCGGCTCATCGCCCGTCTCTGCGGCTCGGTCTCCTTCCAGGCCTGCGCAAACCAGTTGTTGGGATCCGTCGCGGCCACGTGCGTGGTGAACACGGTGTTGCCGTCCTTCGTCTCGAAGGCCAACACGCCGCCGGGCGTCTTCGGGCCGAAGCCGCGCCGGCCATACAGCACGCTGCGGATCGCCACCTCGGGCCGGCTCTTGTTGCCGACATACAGCACGCCCCGCACCCAGGATGTGTCTGGTGAGATCACCTCAGGCCGGATCGATGCGCGCGTCACGCCTTCGTCAACCGGGCACAGCTCGCGGCATTTGGCGGCGAGTGTCTTGAGGTAGGCGCGCACCTCCTTCGTCACCCGCTCGTAGTAGGCGCGCACGTCGGCGCGATCCGCCGGCATCTTCGACAGTGCCGGCTTGATGGTGACCAGCTCGGTGCGGTAGGCTTTCAGGCTATAGCTTTTGAAGGCTGAAGCAAAGGCTTCGGCAGGATCGATGTGCGCTTCCTTCTCGGCAGGTCGCGCCTGTGGCGGTACTGGCAGCTGCTGCTTATCTTCCGCCGGCGGCTGCACGTTCTGCGCATCATCGCCCTGTGTGTCCGTTTGCGTATCCGCTTGCGTGTCCATCGGCTTCTCGTCGCTCGAGATGGTGCCGGCCGGCGTGGTGTCCTCGTCGAGAAAAGCGCTCGGCACATCGCCCTCATCCGCGGCCATCTGCAGGGCCTGCTGGGGATCGATCATGCCGTCGCTGATCATCTGCGAGCGCACCGCCTGGCGCGCGCTGGCCGCGTCGGCCTTGGCCATCTCATCGCGATAGTCCTTCTCGATGAACATGAACACGGTCGCGTCCGGCAGCACCTTGAGGTTGAGCTGCTCGGTGAAGGCGCGCCGCCAGTAGGCCAGGCCCTTGCCCTTCGCCTTGTCGTTGAGCACCTGCGACTGCGTGGAGCTGCCGAGCGATCCGCCGATCGCGCCGGGCTGCAGGTCCTGGATGTCCAGCCCGATGGTGTTGGCATAGGTCAGGTTGGCGTTCAGGCGCTCCTTCTCCAGGTCGAAGTTTTCAGGCAAGCCTGAAAGCTCGATCTCGACCGTGCTGATGTCCTCATCCGTCGGCACCGCGCTCACTGCCGCGCCCATGTAGCTGGTCAGGCCCTTGGCGCTCGCATCCTGGTCGGCGGAGGCGAAGACCTGCTCGAGCTGCTTTTGCGTCAGGCCGTTGATGAGCGTGACCTTGAGCGGCCGGCGTCCGGTCACCTTCTCGGCGATGTATTGCTCGATGGCCGCCATGCGATAAATCGTGCGATATACGCGCTGGGCCGCGCAGAAGCCCACGCCGTTGAAGGTCAGGCGCGGCGTCGGCATGTCGGCGATCGCGATGACCTGGTGCGCGCGCAGCTCGTGCAGCCGGCCCAGCCGGTCCATGTAGATCACGGGGATCTCGGGGTCGCCGGTGCGATAGCAGCGGGTGGAGTCCAGGTGCAGCAGGCCGACCACGCGGCTGCCGACGGCCCTGGAGGCGCGCACGACCTCGACGAACTCGCCGTTGTTCGTGCACAGGAAGTCCTGCATCTGCTTGGCGATGAACTGGCCCCAGCCCTGCATGCCGTCGACGGCCGTGAGGATGTCGTGCATGCGGTTGCGCCGCAGCGGCACGTCGCCCTCGATGTCATATTCCAGCGAAGCGCACTTCGTCGCGGCGATGCTGATCGCGTTCGCCCACTTGTCTTCAGACGCAACGGTGCCGAGGAGCACCTGGTCGCCGGCGCGGGTGTAATACGCCGGCGGGTCGGGCGGGAGTGTGATCAGCGGCGTCGGCAGGAGAAACGAGCCGAACCACATATACGTCTGCCGCGCGGCCTTCACCTCGTCGGCGGTGACTGACTTGCGGAGGAGTTCCGTGTCGATGACTTGATCGGCCATGTGAAAAACAAAAAAGCGCGCAAGCATTTCCATGGAAATGTCGCGCGCCAACCGGCTCTGCGTGTTGCGTGTATTGTATCCCTTTTGACAGCAATCATTTGCCAGTGGCTATAACGGCAGCTTCAAGCAGCGATACGCGGCCATGCTCAGCGCCACGGCCAGGTCGATCTTCAAGTCCTCCTGGCGCTTGATGATGCGCAGCTTGCGCGTCTCAGTGTCCACCTTCTTGTCGGCGTGGTCGATGTGCGCCTTCAGCGTCGCGTCGCCGTCATGAAAGATGCGCTTTTGCATGATCAGGTCGAGCAGCTGCTTGTCCGCCTCCAGCCGGTCGGCGCCCTGCTGGAACGGCTTGGTCTTGACGATGCCCTCGCGCTGCAGCCGCGTCGCCATGTCGTGCAGCTGATAGGGGTCATAGGTGAACTCGATCACGTTGAACTCGGCGCACAGCCGGCGGATCTCCGCTTCGACGACGCTAAAGTCAATCGGCGCATGCTTGCCCGGCTTCCACTCGCGCGCGTAGCGGCACGCCACAACCAGCTCGCCGGCGGTCGCGCGTGTGCAGCCCACCACGCCGAAAGAGTCGTTGTTGACGCCGGCGTCGGCGGCGATCACCATCGGCGTGTGGCGATCCAGCGGCGAGAAATTCACGCCGAGCGCATTCCACCACACCATCGAAGGCAGGAACTTCTCCGCGTCGGTGGCGCTGAAGGCCTCCTCCGGCGTCGAGGGGTATTCCTGCATCATCAGCGCGCTCGACACCGCTCCGGACGCCACTTGCTGATACCAGGCGTCATCACGCCCCGGCCGCATGCGCCAGTTCAGGAAGATCGGCAGGAAGGCGTTCAGCCGCGCGTAGGCCTTCTGCCACAGCGCATGGAACAGGCCGCGCGCGCCGTTGGCGGTGGAGACCACGATGAGCTGGCCGCCGCCGTCGATGGTCGGCTTGAGCGCGGTGTAGAGCTGGTCCGCCCACTGCATGAAGGCGAACTCGTCGGCGATCACAAGTGAAGCCGTGAGCGAGCGGCCGGCGTTCTGGGTTGCCGGCAGCGACTCGACCGTGGAGCCGTTCGCCCATTCGGCGCTCGTGGTATTGGGGTCGCGCGCATAGGGCGAGTGCTCGCGCATCCAGTCGGGCAGGCGGTTGAACATCGCCGTGACGCGCCGGAGCAGCTCATCGGCCTCACGCTGGCCGCGGCTGAACAAGAGCACGCGCCGGCCGGGCTGGAACACGCACAGCCACAGCGCATACGCGCAGCACAGCCACGAGATGCCGAGCTGGCGCGCCTTGAGGATGATGAACAGCCGGCGCTGGAGGAATTGCCATAGGGTGGCCACCTGCGCCGGCCAGAGCTTGAAGGGGATGACGGTGATCGATTCGCCCTGCGGCTCGTCGATCATGCAGAAGGTGTCGATGAAGTATCCGGGGTCGGCACTACATTTAGCCCACTCAACTGCTCGCTCATCTTTTTGCGCCATTCGGTTAGTTCCGCTTCAGCCTGCTGCAAGTCATCGGTCTTCACGATGATCGGGTTGTTCCTGTCGCCGCCGACGCGGTGATCCTGCGGCACCTTGCCCCACCCGTGCTCCAGGAGGTTTGTGCGATCCGCCGGCTGCGCGCTTGAGAACATCGCGATCAACAGCGACTCGATGCGCGTCACGCCGTCCTCGTCGGCTTCAGCCGCGAGTTGCTGGATCAGCTCGCGCAGCTCGTCATGCGACTTGGGCCGGCCGTTGCGGTTGATGCGCGGATCGCCAGGCTTGAAGGCGTGCGGGTTGCCCGGCTTGAAGGATGTCTTATTCGCCTTCCTCCCGCTGCTCCGCCGTTGTTTAACTGCGGCGCGTTTTGCCGGCTTCTTGCCTGTTGTCTTTCCCGTCGCCATGATTCTTAAATCGTATACGCGTATACAATATTGTTGCGTCCTGCCCGCCGGCCAAGAGGACGCGCCGGCCTTCGGGTGATCGTTGGGCGGATTGGCTGTGGTGTGTTTGGCGGTTGCCAGAAAGCTACCCGCCGCGCCAGAGGAACACAGGCCAACGCGCGCCGCGCTGCGCACCCGAAGGCCGATTCGTCACCCGCTCATCACGCGAGGAGGCTGCACCAGCTGCGCCTGCCCCCGCTTTACCTTGCACACGTCCTTCTGCTGGAAGGTGCTCACCAGCCGATCTGGATTGGCGTCCACCGTGAACACCCAGCCGTCGGGCAGCGCCACAAGCCGGCTGCGCTCCTGCCGGAAGAGCGCGATGATGTTCGCCTCCTCTTCGTCGACATTGATCTGCAAAATGCGACCGTTCTGCCCTGTGGTCATGTCCTGTTTCGTCTCCTGTGTGCTCGCTTGTTCGTGTTCGCCTTCCCGTATCGCCTTCCCCTATCGCCTTCTGCGCCCGATGTTTGCGCCACCGCGCAACCCGACGCGCGGGCCGCCGCGCCCGCCGATGCGATATCCGCTGGAGGGGATCATGGGCTGGCCGGCGGGGATGATCTCGATGCTGGCGGCCTCAGCAAAGGTGAACGCATCGCTGGCGGCCACGTCCACCACGTCGCCGCTGATGATCTCGATGCTCACCGACTCCGAAAGCGCGGCGCCATCCACGCCGGCAAGCGACGCAAACAGCGAAGCGGCTTCTGCGAGGCCGGCTTCATCCGCGCTGTCCGCGCCGGCCGCGATGCTGGCCGACTCGTCGAGCGTTGACGTGTCCGACGAGGTTGGGTTGGAGCCGGTGTTGACCGCGCTCGCTTCGGTGAGTGTGGCGCTGTCTGACGCGCTGACCTCCGCAACAATGGCTGCAACCTCATCCAGCGCGCCGGCGTCGGAGGGGCCGGCCAGCGCGAGCGCAACCGACTCGCTGAAGGCGCCGGCGTCCGCAGCGCCTGCGTCTGCCGAGAGCGCGGACGCTTCGCTCAACGCCCCGTCGTCAGCCGTCGATGCGCTTGCCATGATGGTGCCAGCGTCGGACAGCGAGCCGGCGTCTGTGGCCGCCACACTCGCATTGATCGCGCCGGCTTCATCGAGCGCAGCTGCATCCGTCGCTGCAGGAGAAGCCTGAAGTGTGGCTGCTTCACTCAGCGCCGCACTGTCGGACGCGCTGGATGATGCGGCCAGGCTACCCGCTTCGGCGAGAGTTGCGCTGTCGGATGCCGACACACCCGCTTCGAGAGACGACAGCTCGGTAAAAGACGCGCTGTCGGATGCGCTTTTGTCCGTTGCGCCGCTTCCTGGCGCGATGGCGATCATGATCGTCGCCCAGTGGCGCGTTGACCCCTGAGACGATGTGTATCCGTTGCCTATCCATCCCGCCGTTGCGACCACGAGTGAAGAGATGCGCCATCCGCGTGACGAGCCATTACCACTGCTCTCACTCGTGAACCCGCTCGGCGTGGTCGGAACGTTGGATGTTGAGTCAACACCCACATAGGCAAGCGCGAGCGCGTCATCTACTGACGTTGTGACGCCGTAATATCCCATCGACTCGGACAGCCCTGTGTTTTGGGTGGGAGTCGCCGCTTCCCATGTGCTGTCCTGCGATGTGATGCGAAGGGTTTGGACAGAGCCGACGACACTGGCGCTCAGTGTGTAGGTGTAGCTGCTCGATTCACTTCCGTCTGCGATTCTGTAGAAGATGGCACACAAAAAGGATCCGGTGCCGTTATTGGCACGGGTATACAACGTCCAACCCGCCGGCGGCGTGATGGTCAGGTCGCTGCCACTGTCCAGCATGAGGGACGTGAGCAACAGGTGCCCCGCCGCTATCCCGCTTGGCATGGTAGCCGACGGGGAGGAGGTGGCGGATGAGTAGGAGTTGCTTGCGGTTGCCGAAACGACAGCAGTCATGTAAATGGGGTGGCCGGCTCGCGCAAGCCGGCCTGATATTTGCTAGGCCAGCGTGAGTGTGACCGTGAACGCCCATGACGCGGCGCCTGTCTTCGTGCCCAGATCCTCCACCTTGCGGTTGAGCATCCGGCCTCCCGAAGCCGCGTTGAACACGCCCCACTCCTCCCAGTCCCAGTTGGCATCGCTCGTGCCAAACGTCGATTTGAACTGGATC